GCTATCAATGCATGGATCGTAAGTTTCATTCTCAACGCACACGGGACTGTCTCGCTAATATTTGTTACGCAAACACTCATGGCTTTATGATTATGCCTGATGGGGTTGTTGTTCGCAACTACATCCCTATCAAAAATCCGTCTGGGCAAGGCAATACCTCACAGGACAATACGATGGTTCATCAACGACGATTCTATATGTTCTGGTTTGCCAAAGCCCCTCCTGACATGCGAAACTTCGCTGCCCTTTTGTGGCATACGATACGTATGTTTTACTCTGATGATGGTGCGGTGTCCGTGTCTTCCGACGTTCTGCTCTGGTGTAATATCCAGACATACGCTGAATGGTCCGCTGAACATGGATGGCGCCTTGAGCATGGACCTATGCGAACTGCCATGGAATCTGAGTTCTTAGGAACCGTTCCGGCCTTCTTCGCTAACTCCATTGTTCCTCGCCTACCCTTTTCTCGCTGCTTCTGCGGCATGCTTAAGGGCGCCCCATCTCCCGTGGCGACTCCAGTCTACTCTTTCGAGAGAGCCTGCGCCTACCGGATTGAGAACTTCTTTCATCCTGAATGGAGGTCTCTTATCACCGAGTACATCAACTATCTTGTGTCTCATTATCGCATACCGATGTCTCAAACGTCTATGTTTCTATCTTCGCTGTCTATTTGCCGTCTTTACGGCGTGCCCGATTCCGATTGGACACCTTCCGACCTCAAATTTTTAGATTGGGTTCAGCTGGTAAAACTAAAACCCGATAAAAATGAGTCTCTTAGGATGCCAAAAGCTAAACCTATAAGAAATGGAAAACAGCGAAAATCGCTTATTCAACAAGGAGTCAACATTCCCGCCGGCACGTCTGTGTCGACTGCCATCTCTGAGGTGGCGGCTGCCGCCTCGGTCCGACCTTCGGGTCGACTTCGAGGAGGCCGTTCCGGTGGTGGGGGTGGTGCTCCATCACAATCCGCGCAGGATCGAGTTAATCAGCAAATGCGCGACATCGTTAAAATCCCGAATCAGTATCTCAAGTCCTTGTGCTTGCCAGAGACCTACGGACCTATTGCCTACCCGGACCAGTTCCTGGATAAGTCAACTACGTTCGGCGGTATTATTAACACTCCTATGCCGTATCTTGCTGCGACTGTGGGAAACACCCCTGCGGGGACATTTCTTGCCGTCTGCCGACCCCTTCTGGTGGATCCTGTTCAGGCACTTGTTGTTGCGGGCGCTAACACCGTCCTACGACTTGTCTCGAACACTCAAAACGAAAACTATGGATTGTTTTCCATCTCCGATGGTGACCATACAGTAGCTCGTGATTCGACTTCTATGGAACTTATCACAACCTACCAAAATCTTGTCACTGTCGTGGATTACAATTCAGGTGATGACGTGGGCGCTATGTTTCACGGCCAAGGCGGCGGGATCGATTTCTTCGGAACACCCGCCGACGGTGCCGGTTCAACAGTTACCGCCTTCGTTAATTGCCAAGTCCCACTTCCGAGTGGTCAAACCATTCTGGTGCGGGCTATTACTACCGCTGGGCCTCAAGCGCCGCAAACGCTTGCCCAGGTAGGAGCCTCCCAGACCTACACTGTCGCATGGACTCCGTCAGCGTGGGATGCCGGCTTGCCCGGCATGGGTTTTCAGTTCGCCTTAGGGGGGACTGCGACCGCTCAATCACAATTACCACTTGTTTCTGTCCAAGTTACATTCAATGGAACAGCTTCGAGCTTCCTGCAGTGGCAGTCCTACCAGATTCCGGATCTAGATATGGCCTTAGGGCTCTACGATTCGTACCGGGTAGTCAGCATGTCACAGTTTGTAACATATCGAGGGTCGATGCTCGATAACGGTGGTCAGATTGCGGCCACTCTCTTTAGGGGGGGTGAGCCGCCGTCTATCAATGATTTGTACACTTACGACCAAGTGTCTCAATGTCGCCCCTCTGCGTACGACGGCCCTCTCATTGATGGCTCTTATACGTACTGGGAACCCGCGGACACCCATGATATGGATTTCCGCGAACCAAAAGCGTCTAACCCGTGGCTCCACCCCTACACTGTGTGTGCCGGGGTTGTCTCCGAGCCGTCTCAAGTTAATTCTCTGCGCCTTAGGGTTGTACTGAATTTTGAGGCGATATCTCGATCGCAACTCCTGCACTACAGCGATAGTCGGGTGAATCCACAGGAGATCGCTCATGCAGCAATGGTTCTTAGGAACCGGCCGACTTCGATGTCCAACAAATCGCATCTCAAGACTTTGGAAGATTTCTTGAAAGGCGCTATGATGGAGATTCCGCGCGTCCTTAATTGGGTGGCGGAAAATAAGAGTTGGCTTATACCGGCGGGCGCTGCCGTCGGGTCGATCCTCCTCTGAGACTTTCAGAGGGGCGTGTTCTTGGCCGTTCTACAGTATAGAACGGCCCCATCCTTCGGGTTTTAGACCTGGGGGTGGCTAGTCTAGTGAGGATTGCGAAATCCTCGCCCGGAGATTGTAGCGGTACTTTAGGGTACTGTCTCTCCGGGCCAGCGTAGAAAGGAGACTGAATCAGTCCGAGTATACGATGCTCACCAGACGAGCCACTTCGTGGTTTTATTTTTCCCGCGGGGAGGTGTCATGGCTTCTATTACGTCGTGTAGGTCCTCAACCTCAATTAACTACTGAGAGTGAGGTCGGCTATGCGCTAGGTGCAATGCAACGTAGTGGTTGGC